CTTATTACCTGATAATGTAATTGTAGATAAATCAGCACTATCTAACCATAATGAAGGACTTAAAGACAACGGATTAAAAGCACTTGAATAAACCAAATTACTTCCAAGATATACTTTCTGTATTTCAGTGTTTCCTAAATACACTTTACTAATTATCGATGTTCCTAATTGTATTCCCATTATTCTGTAATGAAATATAAAGTGTTAGTATCAGGTGTTAATAGGTCATAATCAACTTGTGTACCTACCCAATTATTATATCCATTCCATTGTATTGAATTTTGAATAGTATCACCACTTGTTATATAATTGTTTTCAATAGTATTTAATTTATTTTCTGTAGTACCTGAATAGTTTATAAAATTAGAATCAGATAACAGTTTATAAGTTGTAGTCAATGAAGGTTTAATAGTTAAACCATTTTCTTGATAGTTAACATTAACCTTTACTGGTTTTGGTTGTGTAATATTTAGCGTATAACCTGTAGACATAATTTATTAAACTGTTTGCTTACTCTTATATATAAATTTACCCTTTAAGAATGTTTTAGAAATATTTGAAGTGTCCACAATATAAAACACATAGTAATATGAACCTGCTTGTAGTTCAATTACATCAGTTTCAGTTTTAGCTTTATAGAAAATCAATTTATCATTATCAATTGTTAATGAAGTTGAACCACTTGCAGTATATTTAAATACTAATTTCTCATTGTCATTATAATCATAAACTATATATCCTATTTCTACATTATCGGTTAATGTTGGTGTACTGGTTATATCTGTATCTATGTCAATTGAAAAATTAATATCATCACCTTGTAAGAAATAATAATCCTTTCTTTCACTTTCATCATAACTTATTACCACTTCATTTTCTGGTAATGTAGTAACTGAATTAGTTTTAGTTGCTGGTTCTTCGTAGTCTATCCACTCATCAAAATAAAGCATTGTATCAAATGCAGCATCATTAGCATTACTATCTAAAATAGGACTATCAATCAAATATTCTGGATATATTGAAGTATTAGCATTTAAAAACCTTTGAAGTTTCAATTTATAATTGTCACTTACCTCTTGTACACTTTTCTTTTTATTAATAACTGCTTTAAGTTCTGCATTACTATAGTTAGTACCATTATTTTGAGTAACACCATTATTACTAATTTTAATTGCTAATTCATCTAATAACCTTAATTCAACTTCTTTAATGATAATTGGTTGCAGATACTTTTTACCTAATGTTTTATAATTAGTTGTTAAATTATTTGATAGCATCTTTTCAAATAAAGAAGTACCTAAAATATTTTCGATTATAGTATCTTGGACATCTTGAATTATATTTTTAATAATCTTATCAGATATGTTTTCATCAATAACACATCTGTTTTTTACATCTTCTACTGACACTAAATATATATTACTCATTAGTTTCTACTTCTTTAATTTCATTGTTATTACCCGATTCCTGACCTTCTGCAATATTGCTATTACCTTCAACTGTAAAAGGATTACTTTCAACAATAGATAATGTTTCCATATCATTATATTTCATAATTTTATTAAAAGCTTTGGTTACCATTAATTGGTAAGGATTGATTACAGTATTATACCATATCTTGTAGCTATCTTGTAGCTCGTTACCACCACCTAATTTACCTGCTACTTGTACACCTGCCAGCATTGGATTAGTCAGTCTATGTGCTGTTAAAATCTTTGATTGAACATTATCATTGATGGCAACATAAGTTTTATTTAAATCTGACACATCCAATTTTTCAATTACAATATCATTGCTGTCTTTATCATCACTAAACATTATTAAAGGCTTTTTAGCTTTCTTGGTATTAGTGTGATTGTTGTAAAAATTCTTTACCCAATTTCTTTTCTTTTCTGGACTCCACCCCTTACCAATTACTTTTAATATATAACCAGCATCAAATTGGTTTTGAATTGCTGATAACGCGTATATATCACTTTCTATATCACTTTCAATTGAAGTTATTGCACCTGAATAGTCAGGAGTAGGATAAAAGAAACAACCAGATTGGTATGGCTTAAAGTAAAGAATAGCAGTTCTTTCACCTTCTTTTAGTATATTTTTTTCAATATCTGATAATGAATTGAAATGACTATTTTCATTGGTAAATCTATCTAAAGCTTGTTTATATTGTTCTTTCTTATTAATTGAATTTATATAATCGAAATCATTTATCCATATTCTATTTTTTGGTCTATAAGACTTATTTTGGTCCCATTCCCATGCATACCAATGACCCATTATTCTACCCCTATCATCCAATCGTTTATCTATTCTAATTTTACTTAAATCAATATGTTCAACTTCTGTAATTTTACTCCAATCTTTAGAGAATGTGCATGATAAAGTTATAGCATTAAAGGTTGTTATATCATCGCTAACTGGGTTTAACAATTCGTTTATATCCTGACCTTTAGAATTAATTTCACGTAAAAATTTAGCAGTTCTTTTACCCTTAGGTGTAGTATCATCAAAGGTAAAACCATAGCCTGCAACTTGACTTGATTTCGAAGCAAGGATAGAGCCGTGCATAGAACTTTCACGTTTCAATCTTAATAGTTCATCAGGGTAGTTATTTTTTTCACCCCATTTTTGATAATCTAAGCCATCTTGTTTAAACTCTTGACTTGGTATAGTTAAACCACCACTGCTAAACTCTGAATTCTTTAATTCAATTTCTATATAATCATCTTCAATTTTATATTGCATTATTCAAAATTAATTACTGTATCATTATTATTTTCAGTGCCATCATTAAAATCAATTACCTCTATTGTACTTTCATTTTCCTTTACATCTGCAAACCCAAAATATAATGAAGTTGAATTTTCTGGTAACTCTGTAGTATATTCATTTACGTCATATACATTGAAATAATATTCACCTGCAGTTAGTTGAACATTATTAACACTTTCATTCAATTGAAATAGATTATAAATGTTTGGAATTGTAGAATTATCATATAAATAGACTAAAGTACTTTCATTAGTTTCTACTTTAGAGAACTTAAATATGAAATGTTTACTATAAGGATTGATTAATTGGGTGTTATTCAATCTTAATAGAAAAGTGTTTAACTGATTTTTATTTATTCTTATCATATTTCGTATATTTTCAAAAGATTTAAATACAATCTCATATGTATATATATACTTATATGATGTTTTATTTAAGAATTGAGCAAAAAAAAAGAGTATATTTCTATACTCTTTTTTATCAATTAAAATAAACAACAATGAATTATCTATTATACTACCGCGCTGCCAGCCTTTACTAATGCGTAATCTTCATCTGAAATAAAAACAGTTGGAGTAGTTTCGTATGCCCTTAATGAAATACCTACTTTTGAACCTTCAACTAAACCGCTACCAGAATTGCTTTCACTTTCACCACTATCTAACCCTTCTTCATGTCCAACCAATATTTTAGAACCGTTATTCATTTCTACAATTGCAATTGTTTCTTCTGTTGTTAAAATTGCAAGTTCATTTCTTTTAGCTACGTTAAAATTAATAAAATTCATTTGCAATATTTTTTCATAAGCTACCGCACCTGATTCTTGATTAACAGTTGCTTTATCTATGTAATTTGAACCAGCTTCTTTACGTGTTTTAAATTCTTTCCAAACCCCTGCATCAGAAGCAAATGAAGCCATGCCAGCGGTTATAACAACATCTGTAACACCTGTAAAGGGTGCTATGAAAACTGTTTTAATACCACCTTGTTTTCTCATTGATTGTCTTGGAATACCTTGTAATGCCATATTTTTATATTTATATTTTCTTAATATTATTGAATTACCTTATAACCTTCTATTACTTATTCCTTAAACAGTTACTACAACTTGTGAAGGATTGATTACTTTAGCACCCAATTTGAAAATAGCTAACAATCTATGTACCATAGCTTCATTAAGATATTCAAATTCAAATACATCTTGACCTGATTTTAAATCAACTCCAATTCTAAAGTTATTAGCCACGAACCAAAGTATATTATTCTTTCCAGTTAAACCTATTGAGTTGATAACTTTAATAGATGTGCCGGGAATATAGAAATATTTAATAGTTAAATTTTTGCTAAGTGTATCACCGTCAATAGCTTGATTTTGCTTAAACAATGCTCTGTAATAAGTAGCAAAGTTTTTAGGTGACATAGCCATAACAGTTTCATTAGTTATCCATGCTTCGTTTGCTTCAAAACCTTCTTTAACTAAAGCTTCAATTGTTGCTACTGCCGTACTTGCTGATAATGCAACTGCAGTACCACCTGTAATTGGTGAACCTGCAAGAACTTGTGTTAAAAAGCCATCCATTTTATCAGTAGCTTTTACACCCTGCCATAAATTTTTCTCATTAGCTTTATTGATTGCTTTACCTTTAAGGTCATAGATAAAATCTTTAACCTCTAAATTTTCAGGTGAACTACCTTTTTTCATTGCAACCCCTATTGCTTTACTTTCTAAATCACGTCTTTTATATTTTTCTTTTACGTGATATTCAACTACTTCAATGTCAACATCCAACATCTTAGTACCACCTGAATAAGCTGTTTCAGTGTAATCACCTGTCTGCAAAACGGTGCCATCATCTGAAAGGTCAACAACTCTTTCTTTAAATTTAATTCCCTCTTGCATTGGAATGTGTTCAAAACTATCACCTTCCAAAATTAATTCTGTTATAATAACTTCACCTTGTGATTTGATGAAGTCTGTCATACCTTGTACATTAAATGCCATATTATTTTCTATTTATATTTTAATTATTATTATTTTTTACTTATTTAAAATTCTTTGCTTCAATAAATCTTTTCTTGTCAATGGTTCTACTTTAGTTTCATTAACTATTGGTGCTTGAACTATACTGTTACTACCTGATTGAGAGATAAATTCTGAAAGTTTAATTTCAAATTGTGCTTTCAATTCATTCTTAATTTCGTTAACCCTTTCATCCACTTTCTTATTGATAGTTTCATCTGATAAAGTTATCTCTGATTCTTTAACAGCTTTAATTACTTCATCATCTGGTTTTAAGAACTTCATTAAATTATCTTTATTGACTTGAAACATTGTAACGAAAGCTTCGATTGCTGCTAATTGTTCTTCATTATATTCAGCTAATTCAGTTTCTACTTTTTCGGTTACAGTATCACCACTTGTAACAATTTCATCTTTAACCAATTCTGTTTCAGTTGTACCACTGGTAACAGTGTCACCACTTGCAGCCATTTCAATTTCTTTTTCTTCTTTCAATTCTACGTTCCCTTCTTTGAAAGAAATTGTTTTATTTAACCAGCCTTCAAATGCATCTAAAATTTTTTTATTATTCATACTTACTACTTTTTAATTTACTTATTATTATTATTTTATAAGTACCCTATGTATATATATACTTATTATTATTATTTTCTAATATTATTCAATTTATTTTCAAAAATATTTTTCATAGCTAATAATAATTCATCTAAATCATTATTAGTTTCTTCTTTTAATTCTGTTTCAAAAATAAGTTCTGCAAATATTTCAGGACTTATACCATTTAATGAACCTTCTTTAACAGCTTTAATTAGTTCATCAGAATTTAAATCAAATACTCCCATCCAAGTACCTATAGGAACTTCAAACCCATAAAATTTACTCTTATCAAATTCAACATTATCAACTATCCAACTTTCAGAAAGAAATATATCATATGTATTAAATGAATGTTCTATATTGAAATTATGATTTTTACTATTTTTAAATAATTCCTTAGATGCTTTTAAAACATCTTCTTTAGTAAATTCAATATAACCGTCTGTATGTTCATCAGATAATTCCTGTCTATAAATTGGAAAATCAGGTATTAAAATAGGACATACTATTTTACGTTGTTCTTCATCCTGTAAACGTACTTGTATATTTAATTTATTTTCTTCATTCAGATATACTAATTTCTGTTTATTAGCAGCACCATAGACTAATGATAATCTGTTTATACTATCTTCATTTACTTTTGCTCTATATATTTTTATCTTTTTTTCCATTATTGAGTGAATTTACTTTCTCTTATAGTTATTTCTTTTTCTTTCTCATTTCTTGCAGTTTCATTTAATGACACATCAATACTACCCACAACCTTTGCAGCTATTTCAGCTATTCTACTATCATCTATTTGATTAAATTGTGGTGTACTACCACCATTACCAGCACTGTTTATTTGCTTTACAATTGATGAATAATTAGGGTTAGACATAGCAGCTTTATTAACTATAAATTCACCACCTTCACCTTCTAATTTAATACCTCCTGTAAGGTGTGAAGCACCTACTAATTCACCTCCCATAGCTGCTTTTGGTAAAGTTTTATTTGGCTTTGGTGTGGATATTCCAGCAATTTTTGAAACTTGTGCAAAACCTAATGCACCTTGTGCAATTGCCATAATAGCACTTAAAGGGAATGGGTATGTTTCCAAAGTTTTACCGATACCTTTAAAAGTTGAAATAGTTGCACTTGCTATACCTGCTGATTTACCGATAGCTGTTTCTGAGCCTGCTGCAGTTGCTACAGTTGAAAATGTATCTTCAACATTGCCAATTTTAGTATCAGTGGTCTTATTATCAATCTCTGTTTTTTTAGTGTCACTTTCGTTCTGTAATGCTAAAACTGCATTATGATATTTTTTATCTAAACCTAATAATAATTCTGTTTCTTGTTCTTTGCTTAATCCTAATGCTTCAATTCTTGCACGTTCCCTTTCTTGTTCTAATTCTAATTTATATAATGCCCTTTCTTCATCTGTAGCTAATGAAGCTAGATATAGTTCTTCATCTAATGTTCTTTTATATTCAGCAAAAGCTAAATCGGATTCAATCTGCTTAGCTTCTTTATCTTTCCTTGCTTGTTCTTCTGCTGCTATCTTAGCTTCTGCTGCTGCTTTTTCTTTATTTTGACGTTGTTTAATTAAACCACTTAATTGCCCTTCTGCTTCTTTATTCTTAGCGTAACGTTCTGCATCTAATCTAATTACTTCTGCTTTTAATTCAGCTTCACGCAATAAATCTTCTTCTGTTGATGAACTTAAACCATTTCTTGCAGTCATTATAGCTGCTTCTTCCGTAGCTAAATTTACCTTATCATTATATAGTTTATTTTGAACTTTAACAGCATTAGCTAAAGCTTGTTCACGTTCTAATGCTGTTAATGTTTGGTCTGCCGCTACACCCTTTAATCTTTCAATTTCTGTTACTGCTTTAGCTTCATCAATTAAGAAATTTCTTTTAGCTACAATTAGATTATTTTCCCTATTCTGTAAATCAATTGCTGATTTGATATCATTGCCTGATTCTTTTATTTTCTTTGAAATTGTATCATATGCACCACCAACATTATCAACTATACTTTTGCCCATAGCTATAATAGGATTAGCATCTAATAGGTCTTCCATTGCTTCTTTACCAATTGCTAAAGCATCTGTAAATTTACCTTCAAATACAAGTTTAAATGCAGAACCTAAACCAGTAACACCTTTTATAAGAGAATTAACTCGGTCTAAAACGAATGTTTGGATAATGTTTCCAAATTTCTCTATAGATTTTTGGGGATTATCAAATACATTAACTACAGCTTCACCAAGTCCAACGAAAATATCTGTAATCTCATTAGTTATCTGACCTAATGCAGCCATAATAACACGCAATTTTTGAGCTCCCCCCTCTGTTTTAGTAAAGTAACTATATACAGAACCTAAGACAATAACCAAAGCACCTAAACCAGTACTGATTATTGCACCCTTCAATGTTGTAAAACCACCTGTAGTAACTCCTAAACCCTTCGTTAAACCACCTAAACCGCTACCTGTAGCACCTAATGTTTGATTAAATAAACCTGATTCTGTTAGTGCTTCTTTAACCTTGTTCTTGTAATTTCCAACCTCTGGATTATATACACCCATTGAAGCTTTAGTATTTTTAAAAGCCTTATCTTGTTCTTGAATAGTTTTTAATAATTTACCTCCAATTTCTGCGTTTTCTCTTTGCTCTTTACTTAGTTCATCATATTGCTTTCTATTTGCTGCTAAACTTGCTGCTAATTCTTTATTACTACCAGTACTACTTTTAGTAATGTTAATTGATTGTTTTTGACTTGTGTTTAGTTCACTTAATTTTACCCTATTTTCTGCTGTAGATTTAGCGTACTGAATTTGAGATACAGAACCAGATTTTAACATTTCATTAAGTAATTGCTGATTTTTTCTAACCTCTAAAATTTGGCGTGTAGTATCATCAAAGTCCTTAGCTGCCTGACCTTTATCTACTTTTAATTCTAAAACTAATTTATCGTCTGCCATTACTTACTTATTGTTATTATATATTTTATCTAATTCATAGCTCAACCTTTTAAGAAAATGTGTAACAGGTTGCTTTAACCATATGTTAACTTGATTGATATCATTATTTGAAACAAGATGCAAAAAATGGTAAAACTGCCAATGTGCTGCTATACTTGTTTTCTCATTTTTTATTTCTTCATCTTCACTATCTTCATCATTATCTAATTGTATTTCATCATCAATGAAATGATATTTACTGAGTAATTGGTTTTTAAATTTTAAATAATCATATATTATACTTTTAGCTAAATGCCAGTAAACATATTTATTAATAGTGTTTACACTTTTCAAACATTCATTCTCATTATAGTTTTCATCTATTGAATAATTAATATCATCATAAATTAAAACTAATCCTGAATGAAATAAATACTTCATATATATATATATACTTTTGATTGATATGTTTAAGGGTCTATATAAAATAGATATGATTTTAGATATGTTTTTTAATTGTCCATCATCAAAATAAGTATCAATATCACCATAGCATTCTACAGTTAAATTATCATAATTGATTTTACCATAAATTTTATTACCTATCTTGATTAAGTTTGGAAGTTTGGCAATACCTATATTTTCATCAAAAGCAATGTGATTTTGAAAAATGGTTCTTAATTGATAATCTTCAACTTTAAGTAATTGATTATAATCACAATCTAACAGGATAGATAATGATGAACGTATATCATCCATTTCATTATCTGAATTAAAATCTAATTGTTCTTCAATCTCAATTCCTTTTTTAATTGTAATCTCTTTAAAATTGGGTAATGTATATTCTTTTTTATCTATTACTACTTTCATCTGTCAATATTGAAAATCATCACTGTAATTATTATAATCATATTCATCAGGGCTATATACATCTATAGTATTATTAGTTAAATTTATCCTTGCATAATTAGCAATTAATAATGCATCTACATAGTCATCATGCATATTATTTATATGACTATATTTTAATTTACCTGTAGATGTTCTGGACACTTGGAATGTTGACATTTGATTGTCAAGCTTAGGACATAAATCTAATGTTGGTAGTTTTATGTTGTCATTGTTTAACTCCAGTAACAATTCTTTAACTAACTCTTGTTTACTTTCATTGGTCATTATAAACCTATGTGTATGCTCTGTATTTTCTTGTACTATTTCAGTTGCTCCCTGACCTAACCCATTAGTTTCAGAATAACCAATAGCTTTATATTGATTTATCTTTTTTGATATTGCCTTAGCTTTATCAATTAATAAATCCTGATGGAATTCTTCAATTAATACAGTTCTGCCAAAGTTGTCTATGATATATAAAACAGTATCATCAGTACCACTCCCACTCCAATCAATACCGAAATAATATTGAACTAATGGGTTATATAATTTGAATTCGTTGATTACCTGATGCTTTGAAAAATCACCAAATACGGTACTACTACCTTTTATAAATCTTGCTTCATACTCCTGCTGAAAAATCTGTAATGGTAATTCTTTCTTTTTGAAGTTTATTTCTTCAATATCATAATAGGGATTATCTAAGTAATGAAAGTAATGATAGTTATATCTATTATTCTTTTCATCCATACCATTTGCACACCATTTTTCGAATAGGTTATAACCACAAGGGGTTGAAGCTGCAATAACTTTAGCTTGTTTTTTGGCTGCTATTGTTGGGCTTATTGCTTCATTATATGCACTTTCATTTATATATGAAAATTCGTCTAATATTAAAAAATCAAATGAAAATGAACGTATGTTATTAGCGTACTTACTTGATAGAAATTGTAATGTACTGTTATTTATGAAAACTATTTTCCTATCAGCATCACTATTAGTTTTAGATAAAATTAGTTGTGCTGGTACTTTACTTATTATCTTTTTATATAAATTTCTGCTTTGAGTATGTGAAGGGGTTATACAACCTCCCAATAAATTTTTCTTTTCAAACGATAAGAGTACTGCTGTATGTGATAATAGTACTGACTTTCCTGCTTGACGTGAAGCATTAATAACAGTATACTTAGCAGGTGTTAACCTGATTGATTTTAATATTGATTGTTGTTTGGTTGTAAGACCTTTATATACATCTAATTTCAATTTAAATGTTTAATTAAAAATAAATGTTATTCTATATTATCTTTAAAATGATAATTCCTATTTTCATCAAATCCATTTTTATATGAATAATATATTAAATCATTAGGCAAATAGATTTCATTATTATATAATTTAAATTCATCTGTATGGAGATTAATATTAATTACATCTATACTATTTATACCTAATATAGTTAATAGTGAATTAATAAATTCTTTATTAAACTTCATAATTATTCTATATTATCTTCACCTGATAAATCTAATGTTACATTAGTAGTCTTAACCTCTTGTTCTGTTTTATCTTTCCAGATTGATTTAAAATTCTTTAGTGCAAAAATAGCTCCTGCATTATATCCATCTGTTAACTGATGTTCATAACTCATTTCAATTACTACACGTGCTTTTTTAATTATATAAGAACAAGCTTCATCTTTATTTTCATAATCAAATAATGACTGCAATGATTGAAACCCTAAATACAATGATAATCCTGTCATAGTAAGATTTAAATCATTTTCTTCACAATATTCAAAATATTTAATAATATTTCTTCTTAAACTCTTTTCATCGTGTTTAGCCTTGTTTTTCTCACTAAATTTCCAAAATTCTAAATACTTTTTACCGTTTGACATATCTATTTTACTTTATTAATTTATCGCTGTATAATTCCTTTAATACTAAAAGTTGAGAAAACTTTTCATTAAGCTTTCTTTTCTCTGTAAACATATCACTTTCATGAAATTGCTTTTTAACTTCTTTTAGTTCTTCAATGATTGAAAGATATTTAGTTTGATTTTGATTCATTTTATATTATTTAAATTTACTTTCACGTTCTGTAATTTCATATTTCGTTTTATACATTAAATAATTATTTATAGCCTTATTTAATTTTTTTCTTAATTTCTTACGTTTTGACTTACTTTCTTCATTCTCTATTTCAGTTTTTAATTCACTAACGTTAAAAAAACAAGTATCCATCCAATATTTATTATAATCAATTTTATCCTTTATTCTATTATGTTTTTATGTAAAGCTTGTATTGCTTTCTTGATTTCTTGTAATTCCTTCAATATCTCATAATCAACATTAGTTACATTTTCATTTGACTTTTTAATATTAGATGAATTATAACCACCATACATTATGTTTGATTTAGTTTCTTCTTTCATACCTGATGAAAAACCACCTTCATTATTTACTTTTTTCGGTCTGCCCATATCTATATATATACTTTAGCTTAAATTATTTGCTTTTTTTTTAATAAAATTT